CAAATCGTTCTTAGATACAACAGTAAATTTTCCTTTGTTGTTCTGAGTAAAATTTCCTTCTGTTCTGGTAAGATAATTTCCTTTTACATCTTGTGTAAAATCAATCTTGGATTGAACTATCATATTTTTATATGTTTGAAAAACTGTATTAGCATCAGAACGTGTAGTAAAATCTTTCTTCACATCTATAGTTTTGCTACCAGAAACTTGTGTACGCATATTTCCTGCAACAGTTAATCTATTATCACCACCAACAGTATGACTTAAATCTTTGACAACTTCTGTTACTTTTGCACCATCTGTAAATTCTTCTATCGATCCTTCAACATATGTGTGCATATCACCTTTAACATGAAGAGAAAATGCACCACCAACATTCATATCAAGATCGCCATCAGTTTCGATAGTCATTTTTCCATCTGCTTTTAAAATAAGATGGTTCTTGGCAAATATTGTTCCGTCGCCTTTTGGAGATATTATACCAACACCTTTCTTACCAGTAGAAACAATATGAATTGACCCGTCAGCATCAATCATTATTGTTGCACCCGAATGATGTTGAATAACAATATTATCAGAACCAAAAGTATTATCAATCATGACTCTGTTTCCAGTAGCAGAAACAAACCCTTGCATATCAGTTGATTTACCTACACCCACAGATATGCCAGCTCCCGGTCCTGTATGCGTTATTGTTGTATCAGAAGCATGACCGGGTTTTTCTTTTACAGAAACTTCATAATATGGAATTGGATTGCCAGTTCCATCTATATGTTGAGGCGAAGTACTTCTGCTAAGTCCATTGCCTTCTCTATTAGTAATTTTTTTAATATAAGCTGGATCATTTGTAAATTTATCTATTGACATTTATTACCCACAAAAATTTCTGTAAAGAGCTGTTAAAGATTGTTCTAGTTTATCATTATCACTTGTGATAGTTGCGCTATCATATTTTCTAGAAAGTTCTTTTATAGCTTTATATAGAGTTAGCTTTTGAGGCTCACTCATGTAAAAAGTTGATTCTAATCTGTAAGCTTTCTCATTTATAAATTTATCAGACCCACCAATTATAGTTACGGAAGCAGAATCGCCAGATACAGAACCAGAAGAATATATTTCACCATTTACAGCAATAACATATCCGTCTGTTGCATATTGTTCTAAATCAACTGCTTCATTTCTTAGAGTATTTGAAAAATTTACAGCCAAATTTTTATGATATGAAATTGTGCCGGGAGACATTAATATCATGATGTTGAAGCTCCATCAAATGACATAGAAGCTAAAATATTTCTAGCATTCCCCAATTTTCTAGTATAACTTGCCCCAGTTCTATCAACAGTCCATACGCCGCCTATTTTCTTATAAGAATCATCTCTCTCAAAGTAAATAATTGCTGCAACAGAATCTTGAATTGTGGTAGATGCAAGTAATTTAGAATATGCTGTTCTTTCTGAAGTATGCAATTCATGCCACATAAAATCTAATTGTTTTTCTAAAGGAGGAAGATTTGGTGGAAGAACTGGTGAATTTATGCCACAGAATTTTAATAGTGGCGTATATCGATCATACTTCCCTGCTCTCCATTGAGCAATACCATATGATGGTTCGCCTTTATCATTTCCATTATATGCTTGCGGATTGATATTTTTACCAGATTCTCCTTGCAAATTACCACAAATAGCTGATACAATACATTTTAAATCACCAGAATATGAACCTTCTTCTTTCAACTTTTGCCAAAAATAATTATAAACTTTTTGTGTATTGCTTCCACCAGTCAATTGAGTTGTTGTTGGTGCGCCTGTATCTCCAGTAGAATTTGCTGCTGATGCAGCTGCAGAAGGATTTGACGAATTTTGAGTTGGGTCTGAACTGGAAACATTTGAATTTTGTGCTGGCGAAGAATTGATAGATTCCATACCACCATTTATTACACCTATAACTATTGGTTGTTGTGAATCAATACCATCAAAAAAGAATCCAACTACCCAAGAACCTGGGGTCAAATTATGACTAGCATTTCCACCACCAGTCTGTCCACCAGTAGTTGGATACAAAACTAAAGCCCATGGCAGATCACCATCAGAAACTCTTTCAACATCTTCAGTATGGTGAATTCCAAATATTCGAACTCTAACTCGTGATCTATCGTCGCCAATATCTTTGACTACACCAACAAACCATCTAAATCTATCACCATAAAAATCATCAGCTATCATTGAATAGTCCCACCACCAGTATCATATTCACTTTTTTCATTAAGTTTTGTTAAATAACCATCTTTATTAATTCTTAAAGTTGTGGCTACCCTGTTTCCTGCACTCATTACTTGTTTTACTTCAGAAATAATAAAAAATCCAGATATATATTTGTCTTGCTGAACATCATTAAACCCATGCATTTCTGGAATTTCACACCATATTATTTGTCCAGCTTTTAATTTCATATTTGCAGGAACAGTTATGCTAAAATCAACTTGATTTAATGCGTACATATATTTAGTGGCATTGCCAAATTTATAACGGTATTGTGGCTGAGTTTTGTTTTGTTCATTTAAATCTTCATAGTTATTAATTATATAACGTATCCTATTAGAATATTCAGTTTTGTCTACCTGATTTTTTACATAGTCGATGTATGGATCGGTATTCAAAGGATATTTTTCTAAATGATTTGGACCTGTTTCTTTTTCAAGTTCTGTAGGAGTACTATTATAATTTTTTTGTAAAAGACTTATTTCAAATAATTCATTTTGATAATATCCACCAGCAATTTTTTCAATTGAAGAAAATCTTTTATTATTTACGATGTTTGAAATATAATAAAGATCGGCATCTGGAGTTGCATTTGTATCAGAAAATCCAGATTCAACATCGGAAATATAACGATATTTTGTTTTTTGTATAGTATCTCTTTGTTTCCATGCATCTTCTATTAATTTTTGAATTGTCAAAAAATTAAACCCTTGATTATCTTCATAAAAAAGATAAAGAAAATGATTTTCATAATCTCTTGCAACAGCATGTTTTGCCAACCATTGAATTGCTTGAAATGGTCTAAGATTTGGCACAACAATATTTCTTACCTTCAAAGATTCTTCTATAGTAAATGGTTTTGTTTTTAAAAATTTTGTCTGTGTGTCTGCCATAATATATTCATTGTATAAATTTTGAGCCATATTTTCTACAAGATCATTATAAGCATGTGAAACAAGTTTTCTTACATTTTGTAGAAACTCAACACTAACCAAATCAATGATAAACATCATTCCTCTAGCTCTATCATCAAGAGCAATATCTCTCACAGCTTTGATAATAAATTGCATATTACCAGTATCTTTTTCGACAGAAGAAATACCAGATTTTTGCTTGTATTCAATACTTATTATTTCTTCCCCTGTAAATGGATAGTTAACAAATAATCCAATATTATCATTTATTAAAAGCTCTGCTTTCATGACGGGTTCAAAAATAGATTGATATATAGACAATTCGACAAACTGAGGCATTAAGCTCATTTCGTCATTACCATTAAATTTTTTAATTTTTAATTTTGAAATTTCTATTTCAAGAGGATTTAAATTACTCATTAATTAAAGCTTCAAATTGTTGCCTAAATTCATTTACATATGGTTGTCTTAGCAATTTGATATTTCTTTTTGCTTCGTTTTTTTCATTTTCAACATCATATATGCTCTTTGCAACCCATCCAGCTGGATATCCAAGCATTTGATATGTGTTTGGGGTCATCGTATAATTATATGCTGCAATTGTTTCTGGTGTATCAGATGATAACCCCTGATAATAATAGTATGCAATAGAAGAAGGTATAACAATAGAAGTTAATTTATCTGCACTAACATTATATTTGTCTTCTAGATAATTAATAAAATTGCCATAGTCCATTGGCCAAGAAGTATATGGGTCTATCATATTATTTGACATATAGATAATCCAATCTAAAGATGAATCATCATATTCTTTATATGCAATAATATCAGGTCTTTCACCTTCCATAACTAGATAATCATAAAATTTTTCATATGAATTTCTATATGTCTGAATCAAAGCAACTCTAGACAATAAATTTATACATGACATATTATTGTATATTATTTTTGGAAAATATTTAAAAGAAGACATATGTTATGGACCTGATGTAGATGTAGATGATACAAAATCATCTCTTGTTTGAATGTTTATTTCTTGAAAAGATATATTCATTTCTACTATAGCAGATTTCCCATCTTTATAGAATGCAGGAGTTCCTCCAGCAGAACTATTTACTGTAAACCCAGTAATAAAAGAAGTTTTTACATTAGGAAGAATATTATTATCTCCAACATTAAAACTTAATTCTGCAAGATATGGATATTCAAGAGCAAATCCGCCACCAATTATTCTTGGATGCATGAACCCTTTAATATTAGTTATAATATTTTCTAAAGCAATTGCTTCTGCCTGTGATCTAGGAGACATTTTCCATGTAAAAGAATAACTTTTTAATTTTACACCATTAAAAATGTTTGTATGGTGAGGATTTCTTACCATACCAGTTTCAGCTTGAGCAAGTTTTCCGATAATAGAATCAGAAACTCCCGGCATAATTGCAGCTGCTTGTAAAGAAGCATCTTTAATAAAAGCAAGCGCACCTTTGCCTGCACGAATTTCGTTGGCATATGCTTCCATTTTGCTTTTTCCGGCCATAAGAACATCAGAAGGCGTATTTCCCAAAATATCTAAAGCCACATCACCAACATCCATGTTAAATTGATCTTGAAGACTTGAAGGCAAAGGAAGACGAATAATGCCATCAAAATTTTGAGATGCTTTGACTCCCGGTCTTGGTCTAACATATTTTTTAAACATGATCCTACAGCAATAAATAGGAACTTCTTCTGGAAAACTTAGAGATACAAACATGTTTATCCTCTATAAATATAACAATAGTATTTATATGGCGAGAATGAATGGCATACAAAGGAAAATTTAAACCTGATAGACCAGAAAAATATAAAGGCGATCCTACGAAAATTGTGTATCGTAGCCTTTGGGAATTAAAATTTATGCGTTATTTGGATTCCCATCCTAATGTAATATCATGGTCTTCAGAAGAAATTATTGTACCGTATATAAGCCCTATGGATAATAAAATTCATAGATACTATCCAGATTTTTGGGTAAAAACTAAAGATAATAACAACAACATAAATACTATGTTAGTAGAAATAAAGCCCATGTATCAAGTTGTGGCACCTATAGTTCAAAAAAATATGACAAAAAGATATCTTACAGAAGTAAAAACATATGCTATAAATTCTGCCAAATGGAAAGCAGCACAAGAATTTTGTTCAAATAGGAAATGGATATTTAAAATAATGACCGAAAAAGAACTTGGAATAGGGAAAAAATAATGGGAATGTTCTCAGATAAATTAGACCCTAATAGACCAGTTAATAAAAGATCAGCTGATCAGGTCAGAAAATGGATGACCGGAAAACTTGGCGATTTTAGAAACGCCAATGCAAAAGTTCGTAATATTATGATGGATAATAGAGAATATCTTAGAACTTCTATGCGCCCCGGTTACATGTATCTATACATGTATAATCCTAAACATAAGGATACATTACCATTTTATGATAGGTATCCTCTTGTATTTCCGTTTAAAGCAGTTGAAAATGGATTTTTAGGGTTGAACCTCCACTATCTTCCTCCTATCATGAGAGCAAAACTTATGGATGCTCTTTATGATAAAGTTAATAATAACAAATATGACGAGACAACTCGTCTTAAAATTAGTTATGATATTTTAAATGGAGCATCAAGATATAAGTATTTTAGACCTTGTGTAAAGAGATACTTGTATTCACATCTTCAGACAAAGTTTCTTTTGATTCCAGCTAATGAATGGGATTATGCTTTGTTTATTCCGTTCGAACAGTTTGAAAAGCAGGGCAGCAGAATAAATAAAGAGATCGTATATAGAGATTCAAGGAACAAAATTAATGGCGTTTAGCGTAAATGAAATGTTATCCACCATTAATTCAAATGGTGGAATATCAAAAGCATCAAGATTTATGGCATATTTTAGAAAATACCCATCTGGTATTACAACAGATGGGAATGCTAGTGATTTATCTTT